CTTGACGGCGATGTAATTGAGCCAGGAGCGTTTTCCAAGACAATCTTGGAGCGTGGGCCACAAGGAAAGCAGTTAATCAAGTATTTACTCGACCACGACAAGAATAAAGTTGTCGCAAAAATGAACAATCTTTACGAAGACCAAAGAGGATTGAGATACGAGGCAAAAATTGGAACTCATGCCGCTGGCCAAGACTTTCAAAAAATGATTGAAAGCGAACTTATAAACCAGCATTCGTTTGGTTTTAGAACTATTAAAGAGGAGTTCGACCAGGAGGCCAAAATGAACAGAATTAGAGAGGTAATGATGTACGAAGGTAGTGCGGTTCAATTCTTAGGCGCCAATCCTGAAACAACATTTATTGACCTTAAAAGCGAAGCGGACGCGTTCGAATACCTTACTAGACTTGAGAAGTTTGTAAAGACCTCAGACGCAACCGACGAAACATTAGAAAAATTAGAGAATCAACTAAAATCACTTATGGAAATGCTAAAGCCAGCCCTGGTTACTTTAGTAGAGAAAGAAGCCGTACAAGTTGAAACAATAACAATAAACGAACTTAAAAAACAATTTGAATCATGGAAAATCTAACAATCGACGCCGTAAAGGCAGTCATTGCAGAGGCTGGCGAGGCTCTAAAGGCAAAAGCAGCAAATGCAGAAACTAAAGCCAATGAGGCTTTCGAAAAGGCTGAAAGCCTATTAAAGTCTTTTAGCGGTGTAGTAACCAAAGAAGACGCAGCAGAAATGCAAAAGCAACTTGATAAGTTGGACATTGCAATGCAAAAGAATGCAGTTGACAAAGAAGTAAGCGGCGAAGATTTCAAAAGCGCTTTTATGAAGGCTTACGCTCCCGTGCAAGCTGAAATCGAGCGTCTAAAGTCTGAGCCTAACGCTCGTCTAAAGGCTCCTTTGGTGTTTGAAATTAGCGAGAAAGCAGTTGGGACAATTACTTTGGCTTCGACTATTGCTAACGCTAACTCAAGCTCTCAAGTAACAATCTCTGAGTTTACAGGTGTTGTTTCTCCTATTCGCCAGCGTTTGTTGGTTTACCTATCTAACGCAAGCGTTGGAGCAATTGGTACACAATACGCGGTTTGGGTTGAAGAGTACGACCAAGAAGGAACGCCAGTATTTATTGGCGAAGGAACTGAGAAAACTCAAATCGACGTTCAATACAAAGAGCAGAGAGCTAAGGTTGAGAAAATCGGTGTACACATGAAGGTTTCCATGGAAATGTTGGAAGATGCCGCTTACTTGGCTTCTTACATCCAATCCAATGGAGTTAAGCGTGTTGAGACTGTTATTGAAAACCAATTGTTTACTGGTAACGGTACATCTCCTCAGCTTGCTGGTTTGCTTTCTAAGTCAACTACTTTCACAGGCGGAACAATGGCTGGAAGTGTTGAGGCTGCATCTAACTGGGATGTTATCCACGGAATCATTGCACAAGTACAAGCGGCTAACGGAACATCCTCTGGAGTATTTGTTGAGACTGGAGCTTACCACGTTATGCTTTCTGTAAAAGATAGTACTAACCAGTACATTTTGCCAAGTGGCGTTACTTTCAATGCACAAGGCGGAATCAATGCTTGGGGAGTTCAAATTATCCCAACAAACGCTTTGACTGGCACGGCTGCTGATTTCGTAGGTGGTGACCTTTCAGTTATCAACGTACGTTTGAGAAGCGGTTTGCAAGTAGCAATTGGAGAGTCTGGTGACGACTTTATTGACAACTTGAAGACTGTAAGAATCGAGCAGAGATTGGTGCAATTTATCTCCGCTAACGATACTCCAGTATTGGTTAAAGGAACTTTTGCAGCTGCTAAGGCGCTTCTTGAGACTACCTAATATTTAGTGTGTGTTTAGTATAGTGGTTAAAAGGCTGGAATTTTTCCAGCCTTTTTTTGTTTAACGCGTTCAAAATCATTTACTTTAAAAATAAATTATAAGATATGGCAACATTTACGATGTGTAAACCTCAAAGATGCAAGCTTAAAAACACTTGCCAGCGCTTTACTGCAAAGCCTAGCGAGGCTCAAATCTACTTTAATGAGGAGCCAAGCAATCCCGACGGCATGGCTTGCGAAATGTATTTTAAGAAAAATTGTAAGCCTTGCGGAGAAATCTAATTAAATAAATTATGAGCGATATTAAATTATCAATTTTAGTCCCCTCAGTATCTGAAAGGAGAAATACTTTTTTGCCTAAATCTTTAGAAATGCTTTATGGTCAGTTAGAAAGTTTGGAGGCGGATAAACAAAAAGAGGTTGAGATTATTTATTTAATTGACAACAAAACCATTATGCTAGGAGATAAGAGAAATCTTATGGTAAGCTTAGCAAGTGGAAAATACATTTCCTTTGTTGATTGTGACGACCGCATTGAGTCAGATTACATTTTAACTATTTTAGATGCAATTAATTCAAATGCAGATTGTATAACCTTTGAGGTCTCTGTTTCACTAAATGGCAACAATCCTAAAATCTGTTACTATTCTAAAGATTTTACTAACGACTACAATACTGAGGAGGCTTATTATAGATTGCCAAATCACATACCAGTAATAAAAAAAGAAGTTTCAACTAAGGTTTCTTTTCCAAGTTTACCAAGAGCGGAGGACGCTGGTTACGCAAAGATTTTAAAACCACATTTAAAGTCTGAGTTTAAAATAAATAAAATCCTTTATCATTACGATTTTAGCGATTTAACAACCGTTGCTCAAGAATATATCCCCAACATTAGAAACAAACGCAAAAGCAGTATGAATCCAATTGTAGATGTAATTTTTATTTCTAACGCTTCAAAACTAGGGTCAAAAATGACTCAAAATGCAATTGATAGTTGCATACAAGCTGCAAATGGTTTGGAAGTCAATTGTATTGTAATAGAAGAGAAGACTAATTTATTCTATAAAAATGCAGCCACATACAATCCCCATTCACAATTTAATTATAACAAATTTTTAAATTTTGGCGCAGTTCGTGGTAATGCTCCCTGGGTAATGTTTTGTAATAATGATTTGATATTTAAAAATGGCTGGCTACATGGTTTATTAGCAGCGGATTATCCTATTGTTAGTCCTATTGCAATGGCTGACTTTAGGCAAAAGGACGTTACAGAAAATGAAATAGGCTGGCAATGTGGTAGAAATTTATCAGGTTGGGCGTTTATGATGAAAAGGTCATTATATAATAAGATTGGCGGACTAGATGAGGATTTTGATTTTTGGTTTGCTGACAATTCTTTAGTTGAGCAATTAAAAATAATTAATATGCCGCCAATGTTGGTTGTTTCAGCTAAAGTAAATCATTTAGGTAGCCAAACATTAAAAGAAAGAAACATAAGTGATAGAAATGATTTAATGTGGTCTAAGCTAGAATTATTCAATCAAAAATATAATCAAACTTTATTTTCAGAGCATCCAAAATTCTTAGAATGGAAAAAATTGCAGTCTGTTTAACAACGCATAACAGGAAAGAAGTATTTGAGGAAACATTAATTGAATGGGAAAAATATTTACCAAGCAATGGTACTATTTATGTAGTTGATGATGCATCCAAAACGCCTGTAAAATCTAATTATCGGTTTGAGGAAAATGTTGGAATAGCTAATGCTAAAAACAAGTGTTTAGAATTAGCGGAAAAATATGACCACATTTTCCTTTGTGACGACGATGTAAGACCTAAAACACATGATTGGTTTAAGCCTTATATCAATTCTCAAGTCAATCATTTGTGCTTGACCTTTGATAAAAAAAGCAATAACATCATTTATAGTCCTTCAATAAGATTTAACGGTGAACATGAAGGATTTATGACATATACCGCTCCTAATGGATGTATGCTTTATTTAAAAAATATATGTCTTCAGGTAGCTGGCGGAATGAGACCTCAATTTGGCTTGTGGGGATTTGAACACGTCGAATACAGTCAAAGAATACATGACTTAGGATTAACTCCTAAACCATTTATGGATGTAAAAAATAGCCTAGATTTATTTGATGTTTTAGATTGGCGTTTTGCCGTCGATTCGTCTTTATCAATTAATGAAAGAAGACAAAGCGGTAAAATAAATTTAAAGCTTTACGAAGAGTTCTCAAAACATCCTGAATTTGTAAACTACAAATGAGAATATTTTACTCAAATCCTTTTAGTTTAGACAAAGACATTGGCAAAGCCTACAATGAATATTTGGCCAGCATAAATGCAAACGACGAGGATTGGATTGTTTTACAGGACGGCGATATATTGTATCTAACTCCTGACTGGGGCAAAAGAATACACGATGCTTTGGCTTTAGATGGAGACAAATTTGGCTTGGTTGGATGTTATACCAATCGGCTAAGGTCAAAGCACCAATTGCATGGAAAAGCCTTTAGTAACGACCTAAACATTAGAAACCATTACAATATCGCCATGTCATACGGGGGGGGTGGGGTGCAAGAAATTAACGAGTACATTGCTGGATTCTTTATGGCATTTCAATACAAGACCTGGAAGAAAATTAAGTTTACCGAAAATAGCTTGGCTTTTGATTCTCTGTTTTCGATGAGAGTTAAAGAGCTTGGCCTAAAGATTGGGTTAATCCGTTCGCTTTACGTTTTCCATAGTTATAGGCCTTGGACTGATTTTGAGCCTTGGAATGAGAAAAAACATTTAATGAAATAAATAGTATCTTTATGATAAAATTATTAATTGACCTGGCACCCTTTCAGAAAGGCGAAATATTGACCGTAGGCAAGACCTACGACACGTATTTGGTTGACAAA